TCAGGAAATATTACTGCTGACGGTGTTGGTGCAATCAACGCTAACAGATACTACAGACGTGTTCAAGTTACGAACATCATGTAATATTTGTTGAGAAACAAATTAGAAAAGGGCGCTTCGGCGCCCTTTTTTTTAGCATAAATAAGAGTAGATTATGTTTTATACTGAAAGAATAACAATTTACAAAGAGATACCTATGTGGAAAAAAACGCCATTTAAAGAACTGCTGGGAATACTAGTAGTAGGTGGTTTTATTACACTATTAGCATTAGGCCTTAATTACTTACAGAAACCTAACGCATTAGAAAAGATAGAACAGCGATTAGATGAAGCAGAGAAATCACAATCTGTGCTTACAGATAATGAAAAGAAACTAAAGACAGAAGCCCAAACTAAAGAATGGGAAGAGGTAGACGAAAAGACGATTATACCTCTACCTAAACCTAAGTAATTTTCATATAAATAGCTGTATGACTATTACAAACTCATACACAAGACAACCTACAAAGTTTGATTACGCAGAACCTACAAAGTTTAAATTTACTATAATTAAACTTCCTAAAGTAGAATTTTTTGTAACAACAGCAAATGTACCTGGTGTATCATTAGGTACTACTACACAACCTACGCCTTTAAAAGATGTACCTATTCCTGGTGATAAACTAGATTACGATACACTTAACTTACAATTTTTAGTAGATGAAAATTTAGAAAACTATAGAGAAATACATGGTTGGTTAACTGGTCTAGGATTTCCTAAAGATCATTCTCAATTTAGATCATTACAGGCTGCAGGTACAGACAGATATCCTACTACAACAAGAGAAGATTTAAACAAAGAAATAGGTGATGTAGCAAAACAAACTTCAGATGATGGTGGTTTATATTCAGACGCCACATTGTTTATATTAACAAGTAAAAACAATTCTAATTTAGAAGTTAGATTTAGAGATATTTACCCTATCTCATTATCAGGTTTAGATTACAATCAACAAGCAACAGATGTAAATTACTTAACAGCAAGTGTTACATTTCAATACAAAATTTATGAGTTTGCAAGTGTTAGTGGGAGTGGCACACTAGAAACGACTACTTAATTTTATTATAAATTATATTATGACCGTTCTTATAAGGCCTAGAGATAGGAATCCACATTTAAACAAATTGATGACCAAAGGTGGTCCTGGTGACAAGTACCTTGGTGGTGGTAAAGTTGACATGAGTCAATGGTTTAAAAAAGTTGATATACTAGAAGATCAAATTAGAAATAACGACATATGGTTTTGTAGTGCTCCTTTCACAATGGTCTATACAACAACTAGAGGTGAATACGCACCATGCTCATGGGCTGCTGAAGGTTTTAATCCTAACATAAAAGACGTACCTATTCGTAGATACTTTGAAGATAATAAAAATTTAAATGATTTACGTAAAGAAATGACTACACCAGGTTCTAAATTAGAACTTGCAAAAAAATGGTGTAAACAATGTATGTTTCAGGAAAAAAATTATGGCAGATCAAGGCGACAAGCTTCTCTTAAAATACAAACAAACGATCACGCAATATGGCCTGGTATAAGAAATGCGGTAGAGTATTTTAAAAGAAGAAACAAAGGTGTATTTCAGGACAGAATATTTGAGATACAAGTAAAGGCATTTGGTAACAAATGCAACCTTGATTGTTATATGTGTATACCTTACGACTCTACTACACGATTAAAATCTATACACTCGGAACAAGTAAAAGGTGAAAATGTTTTTTCTGATTATGCAAAGACACCTATAGAATTAGTAAAAGGTGAGAAGTTAAAAAACGTTGTAGATCAGATAGTTGAGTTGGCACCATACATTTACAATTTAAAATTTATAGGTGGCGAACCATTAGTTATGAAAGACTTTTACATGTTATTAGATAAGATATGTAAAACAGGTCATGCTGATAAAATGTTTGTAAAATATCAAACTAATATGTCAGTACTATCAATGGAAAAATTAAGATTATTAGATTACATTCCTAAGTTTATGCAATTTGAATTTACGGTATCTTTAGATGGTATAGGTAAGTCTGTAGAATATATAAGACGTAGAACAAACTGGCAAGATGTAGTAAACAATATAAAAGAAGTTAAAAAGTTTCCTAATGTTACCGTTAACATAAACGGTGCAATATCTTTTTTAAGTGTATTAAGATTTTACGAATTGATAGAATGGATAGATAAAAATAAAACATTGTTCAAACAAATCAATTGGTCTAATATAAGAAATCCTAAAAAGTTATGTGCTAATGTTTTGCCTGACGAAATAAAAAAGAAACTTATACCAAAGTATAAAGGTTTTCCTGATATACAACAACTGCTAGAAGAAAGCAACGATGGCCTAGATTATCAGGACACGTTAGACTATCTTTTAATGAACGATAAATATTACAAAGGTACTAAATGGGAAACACATTTGTTTGATGTTTTTCCTGAACTAGAACCATATTACAAAAAGGATTAACATGGATGCTTATGAACTTTTAAGTAAAAGAAGACACATACATAAATTTGATACAGAAAAAACTCCACCTAAAGAACAGATAGACGACTTGTTGTATAAAGCATGGAAAGTAACACCATCAAAAAATAACTTTATGCCATATCATGTTAACGTGTTAGGGCCTGAGCATGTAAGTGAAAAAGAATCTATCACTAAAAAATGTATGCTTAATAAAAAAAAAACAAATGAAGCCAGGGTACCTATACACTATTCAGATAAATTCAAAACGTGGGAAGAAGATGGTACTAACGCAACATTTTTACATATTAGGACAGCACCATATGTGTGTGTGTTTACACAAAGAATATGTGAACCTAATAAATTTTATGCAGATTGTATTGATAGAGGTGATTTCTTTGAACAAATGCACGAAGAATATATAGAAGAAATGGTAAGAACAACGTGTACTGAAATAGGCTGGTTTACATCAAATCTTACTAACCTTTGCTTAGAACAAGGACTTGATACAGCAACTCTACTATGTTTTCCGTATTATACAAAAACATGGAATAGAGATTGGGAAGATATACCTTGGGTAAAATATCCTGTTCTTTTACTATGCAGTTTAGGTTATAGTAAACAAAGCAGACGAGAATATTTGCACCCAACAAGTGGAGTAGAAGATAAAAAACCTGAAAAAGAAACAGTTGTGGTATGGCGTTAAAAGAAGTAACAGCATTATTATTAATACACTTTGAACATTATCCTGATTTGTCTATGGATAAAGATTTAGATAATATGCGTTTTAATAAATTAAAAGAATTAATATCTGAACATCCTATAAAAGATATGATTATAATATCAGAGCGCCTTAAACCAGAATTACAACCACGTTTATGTCAATTAAAAGCTCAATTAGAAACCATGGAAAGAGGTCATATAAGTGACTTCCCAAAGTATGATTGGATTGAATTGCCATCTGTCGGATTAACACCACAACAAGATTTAATTGATTGGATAAAATTTGAAGCAGGTAAGTTAGGTTGCAAAATTAACAATGTACTTGCGACAGGTCAAAATTTAGCAGGTTGTGTTTGGAATACTAAAGATTATTCTGCTTTAGCGTGGTCAAAAAAAGGTCATCTTGTACAAATTATATTGTCAATGTGTGGTGATTATGAATTGCCTGGTACAGGCGCTGAAAAATATATGAAAATGTTTAGTCTTTTATATAATAAAATAAAAAAGTCTGGCCACATTCATAACATAGAACTAATATCTGATATGGACAGCATTAAATATATGCACGAAGGTAGAAGAATGAGGAAAGGGACACAATTTAATGGCTAACACGCTAAAAAAAACATTATTATTATTGATTGATTTTCATGGCCATCCTATATTTGGTGATGACCACACAAATGAATTAAGATATAGTACTTTAAATAGTATGTTGCAGATAGACCAAAGAGAAATTAATATAGTATCAAATCATTTAGAAAGTGAATACCCGACAGAGCGTGGTCCTAATAAATTAAAAGAAATGAAAAGAATATATGACCTTGAAGGTGTACACCATTGGGATAGAATTGATCCTGACGCAGAGCCAGAAAAAACTATACAAGATATAGAACTAATATTTGCAAAAAGAAACTATAAAATTAACAATGTAATAATAGGTGGCACAAATTTAGCAGGTTGTGTATTAAGATCAAAGCCATACTCAGCAATACATTGGGCAGCAAAAGGATATAAAACACAAATTTTCTTACCATTATGTGCTGAATATCAATTACCAGGTGTAAATCAAGCAGAAAGAAACTCACATGCTACATCAATAATGTATAATGTTATAAGAGATTTAAGGTTATGGGATGAAATTGATATTGTAAGGGAAACGAAAGGGTTGAATATAGTGTGAGTAAATGCAACGATAAACAAGAGAGAGAATTAGATTTAGAATTACCTGAATACATGACAAAAGGTGGACCAGGTGACAAGTCTGGACCTGGTAAAGTTGATACATCTAAATGGTTTAAAGGACAATTAGATCCAACAAATTGGAATTATAGACCTTTTGTTATTGAAGAAGGCTCAATAGGTCAACAAGCAAAAGACCAAGAGATATTTTTCTGTGATATACCTTTCACGCAACTCTATATGGAAATGTCAGGCAACTATTCAGCATGTTGTTTTGGTGCACAAGCAGATGGACAAAATGGTTTACCAGACCATAATGTAAAAAATACAACACTAAAAGAATGGATGCTTGATAGTGATTACATGAATCAAATACGTAAGGAGATGTTAGACCCTAAATCTGATTTAAAAATGGTCAGTAAAACTTGTTGGAGATGTATAGCAGATGAAAAACGTTATGGTAGATCCAGAAGAACAGCATGTATGAAGATTCATACACAAGACGCAGAATTTTGGGATGCAATAGAACGTTCAGTAATGATGTTTAAAGCAACAGGCAGATATGAGTTTGAAGAAAGAGTAATAGAAGTACAATTAAAAGTTTATGGTGACGAGTGTAATTTAGATTGTTATATGTGTTTACATACAAACTCATCAACACGTCAACAGGTTGCAAAAAAAGGTGTATGGAGTGACGAAATATTTGGTGAAACTGCTTATAGTAGTGCTTTTGAAGGTGGTGCTAAGAAAACGTTTACAAAAAATAACGTGGAAGACATGATACAACAAACTGTAGATTTAGCACCTTTTATACGAAGTATAAAAATCATTGGTGGTGAACCATTGATTATGAAAAAACATTATGAACTATTGCAAAGATTAATTGATATAGGTGAGTCTAAAAATATCTTTATTAAGTATCAAACAAATTTTACAGAAACAAAAGCAGGTAAGCATAACATCTTTAATTACATACCACATTTTAGAAATGTGTCTATGGTAGCTTCTGTAGATGGTGTAGGTAAAACTATAGAATACATGAGAAGAAGAACAGATTGGAATAAAGTTTTAGAGAATGTTGAAATCTGTAAGAAATATCCTAACGTAGTTGTTGACTTCAATGGTCTAGTTTCGTTTTTAAGTGTTATGAGATTTTATGAAGTTATAGATTATTGTTTAGAAAGGCCTGAATTAGTGGATCAAATCAACTGGGCAATGTTAGAAAATCCAATACATTTAAGAGTAAACAATTTACCAGAAAAGATTAAACAAAATTTAATTCCTAAATATGAGAAGTGGCCTGACATACAAGCTGCATTAAAGAAACCAGCTGATGAAGGTATTAATATGCAAGACACAATACAATATCTTTTAAAACAAGATAAATTTTATGAAGGAACAAAATGGGAATCACATTTGTTTGAAGTGTTTCCTGAACTAGAAGAATTTTATGATCCAATGTATAACCACAACGCTAATTTGGATCTAAATATAAAGAAATATGATGAACAAGAGGATATATTATGACATTTGACGAACTACAAGCACTCGCTGACAAAGACCTAAAAATAAATGATACTGAACTTGATTTAGAATCATTAAAAACACCACAACTACATAACAAGTATATGAAGTTTCATAATCAATATGTTAATCTGTTAAAAAAGTCTGAACAAGACTTGGCAAGATTAACAAGAGATAAATGGGAATACTATACAGGCAAGGCAGACCCTAGTGTGTATCAGGAAAGACCTTTCAATCTAAAAATACTAAAACAAGATGTTGACAAATATCTTAAAGCAGATGATGAACTTATTAAGTTAGAACAAAAGGTAACTTATGTACAAAGTGTGGTTGACTACCTAGATAGAACAGTTAAGATTATTTCTAATCGTGGCTTTCAAATTAAGAACGCTATAGATTGGCGTAAGTTTACATCTGGCGTAATCTAAAATGCAAAACATTATAGTTGACAAGGTCAATGACGTGTACTTACGCATTGACGCAGACGCAAGTATCCGTAGAGAGTTATCAGATTATTT